CTTAACAGATGGCGGGCAAGGATACCCATACGGTACTCTTATAACACGAGGATAGTGATAATAGAAGAAAGACACTTCTCGGGGGCAGCGATATATGCACGCAGTGTACAAGTCCCCGTAAGTATAAACCCCCACCAACATGGCAGTAAGGGCGCAAATCATCTCTCTAGTATTCTGTCCATTTTTGCGTCGAGAGCATCTAACCTAGCAATAACCCGGTCGATGGACGTATTGCTCTCGACTTTCGTAGAATATTCCTTGGCAAGTTCCTCCCTCGTTCGATTAAGAAGAATTTGCACACGTTTTAACTCGTCATGCTGCGCCTTAGCCCACCAAACTACAAAACCTAAAACAGCGGTTAATCCTGAACTCCAAAGCGCCTCCATTTCCATTAGAAAACACCCTTAAATCTTTGTGGACGAGCAATCGGACTAAAACCCTTTACCATTCCACCCTTTGCCATTTTTTTAGGCTTTTTTGCTTTGTCTAACGCTATAGCCACCGCCTGCTTTTGCGGGCGACCCTCCGATTTCAACTTTCGGATATTGCTACTTACCGTAGCCGGATTAGAACCTCGACGTAACGGCATTTAACAAGAAGAAAACTTACCGCCACGTAACATGGCGCCCATGCCACGAGAAGTGCCCATGGTTTTAATGCCCTTAGCCGTGTTTGGCGTTTTTTCATCCACAATCTTGGCATAAGGGATGCTGCCTTGACCTTTAATTTCCGCTTTATTTACAGGGGCCGGGGCTTTCGCCGGTGGGGCGCCGTTTACTTTTACCTTCATAATTATCTCCGTTGCTGCTGTTGCGCTTGCAAGCGTAGTATCTCACGTTCCGCACTTGCTTGCAATTTTTGGTTAGCCATACGCTCTTGTTGTTGCATACGTTGCTGGAATTCCTGCGATCTGTTCTGCGCTTTCTGCTGGTCAAGCTGCAATTCGGCTTGATCGTTGGCAATGTCCGCTTGAACTTGCTGCTGCTTGATCTGCATCTCTTGTTCTTTGAGTGCAACCAACGGATCTGGGCCTTCCTGACCCTCGCCCGCAATCTGCGCAGAAAGCTGCTTTACATTCTGCATTTCCGTAGCAACTTGCTGTGCAATCAACTTTTCCAACTGTTGCTGTATTTCGGGCGTCAAGTTTTGCGCATTTAACTGCTGCGCATACTGTGCCTGAACCGTTTCCTGCGCCTTAATCTTAGCATGTTCCATAATGTGCTTTTGCAAAGCTACTGCCACCGCCGGCTGTTGGGCGGCAATGGGAGAAGACCCGAAGACCAAATGCGCCATAACATGCGCCTCGTGGTCCTGACCCGCGAAAGCACGCAACTCCACTTGATCCAACGCGTCAATGTTCTCGGTTGCCGGATCTTTGGGCTGAGCCTCCTGTGCAGGCTTCGGTTTAAGAATTTTATCCACATCCCGAACACCCAACGCCTGATACATGCGCCGATACGCCTCGTACATGTCATGTAATTCCGGAGCCTGCATTGCCAGCTGCATTTGAGTCTGCGCTAAAGCAATACGTTGCGCCTGACTAAAAATATTTGGATCCGAAACAGGAACAATGTCTATACGATCATCAAAATCCTTGGCCATAACCTCTTGGTCGCCGCCAGCAACCGAAAACGGATACCGTTGCGGCAAGCTTTCAGACATTACACGCGCCAAAAGCTTAAATTCGTTCTTCATAGCATAGTGCAAACGCTTATGAACGGCGCTCATTACCCGCGCACCCTGCTCCAACATAGCTACCGTTGTACCAACCGCCGCCTGTTGATTGCCGTCGCCAACCTTCATGTCCGTAATGGTGGCAAAACGCTGCCCAGCCTGCACCACAAAGCCCAATAACTGAAACAATGTAGCGTCAGGACCCTTAAACGGAAGGGGCATCAAACTGTCCCGTATGGCCCCTCCGGGGCTGTCTACGTCCCTAAACTCACCCGGCTGCAATGGCTCCGCATCTTCCCTAATTCGCAGCCCACGGGCTTTAAAGCCGGCAGGAAGATTAGACAATGTGCCCGCGTCAATAAGCTGCCGCAACGCCGCCGTAGCAGTGCGAGACAAGCCGCCAATAGTGTGAATAAGCCCCAAACCATAAAAGCCAAAACCCGGAAGAAACTTATAATGCACAAAATACTGTATTTTGCGCCGATTTTCATCATCTTCAGAATAATTCCGGCGAATAGATAGAATTTGACCCACATCCTCGGCCACCGTAACAATATACGGCACCATAATCCCCGTGGGCTCCCCCTCTTCGTCCATATCCTCAAAGCCCGGAAGCTCCAAATCTACGTGGAATTCCAACAAAGTAACGTCATAATCAATGTTTGACCGTCAATATTATCCACCGTATCCGTCGTATCGGTGGCAGGGGCCTGCGAAGGATGTACCGGAATATCCCGGTAAAACCCGTCTAATTGCATCTTGCGCAGGTTATTCCACTGCATTCTAACGATCTGAGCCGCAAAAGGCGTCGTTTCCATGTCCGCAGCGTCATAAGGCACCACCAAATGCTCCGCAGGAACAAATTTACTGACTACCCGGTCTAATGTACCGTCAAAATACACCTTCTTAAACGTCGATCCCGCCAACGGAAGGTAAAACAACATCTGATCCGTGTCCGGAGTGTACTCCTCCATCACATTGGTCAGATAATAATTCATAAATTCCTTAACGCGCTTAGATTGAGCCTCTTTTTCCTGCGTTAATTCACCCATAATCTGCGTTCTTACCGGCCCCTCGGCCGGCAAAAGCTCATTAAACGCTTGCGCTTGAAATTGTGTGGCCGCCTCTGCAAGCAATGGGTGTGTTACACCCGTCGCCCCACGAAAAGGTTGTGTTCTTTCCTCGTATTTAAAGCCTAAAAGCTCCAAACCCTTGTTATATTCGTCTTCCCAATCCCCGCGGCTCTCTCTAGCCGACTCATATTGCGATAAAAGATCCGAAGCTATGCCCCCAAGGTCGGAATCAGACAAATCTTCCGCCAAATTAGAGAAAAAATCACCGCCGCCAACAACTTTTGACGCCTCCGGGTCAAAATCAACCACTACACCGCCGTCTTCAGCGTCAATAATGTCAATTCCATCCGCATAAGGCTGCGAAGAAGACACCAAAGCACCCGGCATCTCTATCTCAATGTCCGTAATTGCCTCTTCAAGCGCCGGGTCGCTGTTTTCACGCTCCACAAACGACGCAACAGGGTTTCTGGGTGGTAATGCCATGTGTTATCTCCAAGATTGCGCCTAAACTAGCACGTAAACCTCTATTTTACTAGCGGAACATCTCCCGGGCCGTCCCGTTTAAGCCCCCAATACCCGAAAGGGCGTCCTGCGCCATGTTCTCAGGTGAATATTTCTCATACAAACTCTCCGCAGGAGGCACAACAACAGGCTGACCCGTAACCTGATCTATCCTAACCTCCGCCGCACCCGTCGGAGTAGGCCGTGCCGTGGGCCGCGGACCCATTTCCGCGTATATCGGATTGACCCGCGCGGACCCCGGACCACTATACATTACCATATCACTGCTGGCAGGCTCCAAAATCGTCTCCATAGCCGAAAATGACGCCGGAGACTGCTTAAACGCCGCCATTTCACGCGGCTCATTCGGATTTACCCCCTGAACCGCCGCCACAACTTTAAGGGGATACCCCCTGTTTTCCTCACTAAGTGCAGACAACGGCTTGCCAGACGCTTTAAACTCCGCAAACTTACCCGGACCAGCGTTATAGGCGCGTAAAGCATCCTCAGTCCGAGGAAACTTCTCCAACATCGCTTGCAAATACTGCGAACCCAACTCAACATTAACTTCAGGTACAAACAACAATTGCCGTACCACCCTGTCACTCTTGTCATCAGTGTCATAACCAAGCCTTTCCGCAATCGTAAAAATATCCTCCACACCATAACCCGGCTTGCGGGCCGTGGAAGGACGTATCTGCATTAAACCTAACGCACCACTGCGCGTATTCTCCGCCTTCGGATCCCCCGAACTCTCCGCCATCACAACACCCTTAACAAGCGTTTGCAAAAAGTTCTTATCTACCTCACCACCATTTTTAAAGTTTTGAACCTGCGACGTATTTCGCTGAATAGTTTTGTTCCGCTCGTTAATTATATCCGCATATCGTTGCGCAGCCATTGCCTGTTCCGCAAATGTCGTAATGCCTTCCGGAGTGTTTTGCGGACCCTCGTTTAAATACCGTTCTATTTCCGCACGGCCCTCTGTTTCCCTAAAAGCTTCCATAGACGTTGGCGACGGAGTAAATTTCTTAATAGATAAATCCGGCCCAAAAGCTTGTTCTCCAGACATAGCGTTTTCGCGAACCGTATCTTGCATTAAAAGTAATCGCTCGGCAGGCGTTCTTGGACGGCGCTCTTCGCGGTCAAAGGTAAAAAGAGGGGCATTAGGATTGCTTAAAAAATACTGCGCACCACG